CTAATATAGTAAACACCATTCGAAATAGAAACGGCAGCTGCCGTGAATGTTGCTTCTGAATTAATTAATGTTGCAAAAGTATCACCAGAAGATATCGTAGTATTTCCATATGTTACACTATCCAAGGTAACAAGGGTTTCTGCATCCGTAAATTGTGAAATATTAAATGCGGAATCTGACGTGATATATTTTACATATAATGTATAATCGTCAGTTATAGATTCAGTATTTTTTACAACATTTTGAACAACTCCTGTAATTTGAGAAGTTTGTCCTTTAATTCTCTTACCAATTAACTGCTCAAGATATAGACCAACACTTAGACCAACGTGTGTTGGGTTAATTTTTACAGCATAATATGACGAGTTATATGATATATTTCCCGGAATTACGATAGATCCATCTTTAAAGATGTGATTACCAAATGATTTAATTTGATTTTGTAATATTGACTGTAAAACACTCAGTTCTCTGGCTTGAACTGGAAATCCTGGTTTGAAAAGAACCCTATAGTAATTACTATTGGAATCAAAGTCGTCATAATATGGGGAAACATTTAAGTTTGTTTTTTGTGACATTTTAGAATTCCAGTACTATTTTGATATCTTCTTTTTGTCTTGGGTTTCTTGAGACGCGAGGTCTATTATCAAGGTAGATAATATCCCCTGATCCTTTATTTATCTCAGGAAGAGCAACCCCGTTTGTAAATTGAGTTGCTAAATTTACGTTTTTAGTTGAAGTAACTGCTGTCGTAATTCCAGTGAAATTTTGATCGATTGTTCCACTAAAACTATTTGTTGAGGTTACTGTTCCACCATCTTTTGAAAAAGAAACTTTTTTTGCTTCCGATAAAACACTCTTAGAATCTTTTTGATCATATGAACTAGCATTAAGATACAAACTTCTATCTTGGAAGTATTTTAAAACTTGAGTTTCTGTATCATAAGAAGCAAGATATCCAGTTGCAGTTCCAACTCCACTTACTGTTTGGAAAATTTTATTTCCCGGATTTGCGTCTTCTGCGTTTGAAACTGAAGATAGTTTAAATCCACCAAGATTGGAAAACTGACTTTCTTTGAATACAGAAGATGCTGTTCCAACTCTACTTGGATTTTTTGTGATTCCGATTTGTGCAAATCTTGTATCTAATGGGAAGTCTTTAGTAGACGCATCAAAACGAGCATAGATTAAAACACGATCAGTTCCCAATTCTTCATATACGTTATATCCGTGCCCTCTAGATGGTGGAATAATTGGAATTAGATGTGCAAAACCAGTAGCACCTGAGTTGATAGTAGATAAATCAACTCTTCCATACGTATATCCATTTCCACCCGCAGAAACAGTTACTGAAGTAATTTTACCACCAACTACATTCACAACTGCTTTTCCACCTACACCATCACCTAAAATATCCAATTCAGCGTCTGTAGTATTATAACCAGATCCCTGTTTTTCTACGTAGATTTTTTTAATTTGATTTTCATTAATTGTAGAATCACCATTATCTCTAACAGAAACAATTTGTTGCTCTGTTGTTGTTTCCCAATCACTAGGAATTGGAATATATTCAATAGAGTCAAATTTTATAATATCACTAGGAGCAACTGTAAATAAGTATTTCCAAATATATCCATCTCCACTCTCACCTGCTCGTGATGGTTCCAAATCAACAAATGTTGGTTCATCTTGGGAAAAATTTCCTGTTGAATTTACTTCTGAAGATCCGTTATCTATACAAACATATACTCTAAAATCATTATTAATTACATAGTAATTTGCATCATATAATCTAGAAGAGTTTGTTTGTGGTGAGGGATTATCCAATCCATAGTCATGCCTATACATCTCATAGACTGTTCCCTGCTTCCAGTTAACTCTCCTTACAAGTCTTCTAATATCATTTTTGGTAATTCTCTTACCAAAAATCATAGTATCTTTGACATGACTTAGGTAGTTTTTATTATCTATTGGTGAGGGAGTATTAGTATCCCATGTAGTAGATCTCCCAAATCCAACATTTGCTGAGGGATTCACAAGACTCAAAAAAACGTAATAAGAATTATTGGGATCACTAACGGAATCCACAAAATTCTCAGCATTTAAAAGTCTAAATTGATCTGTAACAATCGCAGCCATATCGCTAGCTTTTTTTTATATTTATAAATGATTAACCAAGATCTTTTCTTAGAGATCCATTATCTCTAAGTCCAAAGTCTCTTCTTTGGATTGTTGGATATGTTGTTAGACCAGAATTTACGGTAAATCCAGAAACTCCGATACCAATAGAAGTTGATCCTCTCGCAAATCCAGATAATCTACCCCAAGAGAATGATCCACAATGTGGACCAGTAATAGTTCCAATACCAATATGATTGGTGGTTGAAAGAATATTTGCTGTTACAATTCCCGTAAGATTTTGTCTAGTAAATGCATGAACATAGTATATATTATCAGCAAATGTTGTTCCAATACCAACAACAGCATTATCGTCACCATCAATAGATGTAATTCCTGCGCCAACAGATGTGTTTGAAACCATAATTGGATAACCAACTTCCAAAGAATCAATGACTGATGTAGAATCAAATTCTAAGTCAAATCTAATTGCTAGTGGATTACCACCAGTTCCAACACTCGTTGTAATACCTGTAATAATGCCACTGTAACCAGAAACAAACTCAATACCAGTAATCAGTTCATCTTGAACAACAGGTAGTGCTGTAAGCAAATCTGGAGATGCTGTAGATGTATATCCAGAACCAGGGTTTGTTATTGAAATAGAACTAATAGTTCCTCCAATAGAAACTGTTGTAGATGCAGTAGCGCGAACTTGGTCTTGATACAAACCAAAATCAAATGTTCTTACAAGTGTTCTGGTATTTGCAGGAGATTTATTAAGTTCAATAGAATCTGTGCCAACTCCAATTACTGTAAATGTCTTATCTAAAATTTCCAGTGCCCCATCAAATGCTCTATTTAAAGAATGTCCAACTCTAATTGATGTCGGATCAATTCCAGTTATGACTGTGGATCCAATACCAACTGTTCCAACCTTATCTTTAATTTCTACTTTAAAGATATCAGTTCCAATACCACCAATTGGTGTTGCAACAACAATGGTAACATTTGATCCAGAATCGTATCCACTACCACCACCAATAATATCAATAGATGAAATTGTTCCAGCAGCAGATACAACAGCAGTTAAAGCACACGCAACAGGTTCTGGATCACCAGATACTAGTAATCCAGAAACTTGGTTGATAGTTATTGCAGATTCATTTTCTTCATAATTAAATAGTTGTGCAGAATCAACAAAAATTTGAGTGTCTGTTGAAGTAAAATCTTTAATTACTTTAGCAGTTGGAAAAACCATACCCTCTAAAGAATCTCTAGATTTTGGTTGTGCATTATCACCAACTAATAGATCTCTTTTTTGTTTATTCCACTCAATTGGTTTGTAATTAGTTTCATCGATACCATCACCAAGATAAATTCCAGTTTCAATAGTATCTGCAGATATAATTGAAGATACAATTCTTGAATCTTGTGAAATTGTATTGACACTTAATGAATCATTCTTTAATATTCTAATTTCATCGCCAGGTTTAATCGTCTCATCAACATCAACTTCAACACTGTCAATATTTCTAGTTCCTCTATAGAAGAACACGTTAACTTGATCTTCTTTCTTAGGTGGTTCTAAGAATGAGAACGTTGTTCCTCCTTCAAATGTATATGATTTACCGGGTTCTTGCATAACGCCATTAACATAAATCAATAGAATCGCATCAAAATCAATGAGAGAAGATGCTACATCAGAATTATTTTTTTCAAAACTGAGTAGTTGATTATTTTTAAATAACGGGAATCTAGTTCTTATATTATCTTGTCTAGACGCATTGCTATCAATATAATCAAATTCACCCAATTGCCATGATGAGAATGAGTCATTAAATACTCCAGTCACAGTGAAGTTAATGTCTGAAATAGGTGCTGATAATCCTGCAGCAGTAACTAAACCGACTGGTTTAAACACATCACCCTTTCTGAATGAATAACCCGGATTTGAAATTTGAAATCTATCAATTTCGAAGTATGATGTGCCGATACCAACAGATGATGGTGATAAATCAAATGTTATTGATAAACCAATACCTGTCGCTGTTGTTGCACCAATTCCAAGTCTTGATACTCCAGTAATAGATAGATTTTCATAAGATGGACTATCAACTGATACAACTGGATTGATATACCCACTACCACCACCAACAACATTAAATGCTAGTGTTCCACCAGCACCGACAGTAGCGGTGATATTTGCACCAGTTCCTGCTCCACCAGCAGGACCAATATTTACAGTGATTGTATTTGTAGTTGCTGCAGTAATTGCAGTATGAATACCAACAACAGGATCAGTTGATCTTGGATATGGATGATCAGTTTTATAATGATCCTTAGAACACTTGAATGTAAGCGACTCTCTTGCAATCTGAACTTCATCATTAACTGTTAATCCATGATTTGGAACTGTCAATACAAGAACACCAGAATGTGATGTATATTTTGCATTTGTTGGTGTTTTGCTATTACCAGCAACAATAGAATTAGCAACTGCACTTACAAAGGTATGTGCATATTGTTCACCAACTGGAGATGCTCCAACATTAACAGTAACTGTATTTGCAGTTGTTGTGATAATATCTAATGTCGTACCAAATGCTTGATCTGTTGTGCGTGGATATGTGTGATTAGATGAATTACCATCTTTAGTGCATGTAAATGTTAATGAATTTACTGCAATAGTAAGAACATTATCAGTTGTTAATGTATGAGAACCTATAGTAAGTCTTAATGTTCCAGTAGATTGATTGTAAATTGCGCTAGTTGCGGTAAATACTCCAGCAGTATCATCAGCAATTGAATCTGTTTGAGATTCAATAAATCTATGTGCATATGCGAGATCAGTGATTGCAACACCAACAGGTCCACGATATCCAGAACCAAAGGTTAATTGTGGGAAGTATTGACGAATCGTTCCACCAGATTCATATGTGTGTGGAATCGTACTTGTCCCAACATTAACTTCAAATGTCTTAGTGGATGAGATTCCAGTAACTGGATATTCAAATCCTTGAGTTCCATCTGGGAATATTGTTGTAGTTACACCAGCATGTGGTGCAGCACAAGAGAACTCTAAATTATTTAAATATACAAATGTTCCTGATCCACTCAAATTGTGTGGTGTTTGTGTAGTAATCTGAAGAATACCAGTTGATTCAATATAACGAGAAGTGCTAATGTTGATTTGTGAAGAACTAAATGTGGAAACACCGAGTACACCAGAAATTGATTTTCCAGCACCAATAGTTGGTTTTACATTAGCATTAACTAGTTGTGCATATCCAAGACCACCAGTGGATGCAACAGAGATTACAACACCACCTCTTGGAATTTGATTTTGATTAACATCTTCTTCAGAGATAATTATCTCGTTAGTTCCTGGTCTAGTGATTCCAGTAAATGTAACACTAGAAATTCCAGTTACTTCATCAGCACTAAAGTTATAGTTGTTACCAGTGTTATTAGAAGTATCGGGAGTCTGGAAGATATCGTTAATGAACACTAAGTTACTTCCTGCTTCCAATCCGAGAGTATTTTCTCCTTCTTTATAAACACTGAATGTTCTTCCAATCCCGTTAAACCCTAAAGAAATATCATCATATACTGTATTACCAGTATAATCTTGTCTTAGATAAACTCTGCCATTAAATGTTGATTTTGGAAGAGATAATGCACTTTCATTTAATCTGTCATTATTTCCCTTACCATCAGGTGCTTCAGTGAAGTGAATCTTATTGCCAACAATATTGAATGCTCCCTTGAAGATTCTTGCTTCTGAACCATCATTATGTACTGTTGCTGAAGTTCCAACAAATCCTCTAGATACATTAATAAGTGTAACTGTTCCAATGCCACTAATTGGACCTGATGTTGTAGTTCCAAATCCTACGTTTTGAATTTCCAAGAACTCTTCATCTACTTTAATAATATCTCTCGGTCTAATTGAAGAAATACCAGAAAGTGATATGAAAGAAACAGCGGCACCAATAGTTGATCCTCCATTATTTTCCAAATTGAATACTAATGGAGTATATGCTAGTGGATATTGTGTTACACCATCGACAGTAATAAGTGCTTTTTCAAGCTTCTTCTTCATTTCAAGTTTATGACGATTTCCAGTTCCAACATCAGTAAATGTGAATCCTATCCCACTTCCACCAGCAGTTCCTGTCAACTTAAATGTATCCTTAGAAAGTCTGATTGCATATACTCTGGAAGGCATCTTATCGGTAGTGATACCAGTAGTAAACACTTCTCTAGTTGTCGATGCAGTAGAAACATTCGACATGGTCACTGACCATTTTGGATTATCAATATAATAAGTCCTATCATCACCACCAACAATCGTTGTAGATGCTGTTACAGAATTAATACCGATAGCGATGATAGTACCTAATGAAGTATTATTACCAGAGAAAATTCCAGAACCTATTTTAATAACTGAGGTATTACCAATACCAGTAATTACTGTCGCACCTACACTTACAACATCACCTTGGAAGTATGAATTGAAGGTTTGAATACCCGTAATTGTAGTATTTGCAGCAATTCCATCACCAAATAGTAGAGCACCCGAGGTTAAACCTGTTGAATTTGCAATACCAGTAATTGTAGAGAAACCTGTTTCAACAATGTCTCCAGTAAATAAAGTTCCATTTACAACAGTGGTTCCAATACCAATAGAAGTTGCGGCAATACCAAGTAGTGTTGATACTGGAGTATAAATCAATTCCTCACCAGTTTCAAAGAAGTGATCATCAATACTAATAACACCAGTAGATTGGTTTAATGCATTGATATTTGCTGGATTAAATCCTTTTTCATAAATTGGAATGGATTTATAGTTCAGATCAAAATCAGTCTTATCTTTACCAAAGACATTAATAGAACCATAGAAAGAATTCTCAAGATCTTCAATAACGGTTCCCACGAGATATGCTGGTGGAATATTAAATTCGTCAATATCAGCATAAATGTGCTGACTGTATGCCTGATGAGTAATGGTATCGGTGGCAAACTCTGGATCTGGATGAAATTTAATAATTACATTACTTCCGACCATTTCTGAAGAATATGTTCCAATACCATTGGATGTATTGACATTAATAAACGGTGACGATTGAATGGAAGTTCTTTGCTGATCAGCAACTACCATCACATTCTGAACCACAGTAGTTTCACCAATACCAATTTTTATAATTGATTTTTGACTAAACTGTAATGTACTATCAAATTCAAATACAGTAGAAATACCAACTGTTTCCTTTAATTGTGAATCAAACTTTGCAGTTCGTTCTGTTCCTGGAATTTGACCAGGAACCAAGAATCCATGAGTTGCAACTCCAGCACCAACAGTTCCAATTCCAATTGTTTTTGTCTTGACAAGTAGATTGTTATTAATATTATTTTCAAATTGAAGTCTAATAACACCACCAGAAACATTTAGTCCAAATGTGCCGATGTTTGCACCAGAGAATGATGATGCTGGTATAGTATCATAATAGAATTCTGATATATGATTATCTTGTCCATCATGATGAGCAACCACTTCAAAGTAGTTCATCCTGTTAGTATCAGTATTCAGAACTTGTGCAAAGGTGTATAAGGTATCAAATTTACTAGATAGTGCTTCAAAAACATCAGTTTTAAATCCAACTAATCCATTTCCATTTGCAGGTCCCAATCTCTTAGTTCTTCCATCAATTCTGAGGAAACCAAATTCAGTAAAACCAGTTCCAACCGTAGTGGAGGGTGCAAATGATTCTCTATAAACTTTAATGTTATAATTGAAGTTATTTGAATCAACCGGATCAAATCTTAAAGTTGGATCTCCACTAGGAGCAAAATCTCCAGATAAAGTTCCAAGTCTTGTATCTGTGAAAAGATCTACTTTATTC